AATACATATCCATAGGCTGCATACGCACTTAAATCCTTGAACATATCGCCCTTGGTTGAATCGTAAAATTGCTTTGCTCGTTCTAGTATATTCATTCTGCGATTATATACTCATCTGCAGCACTTGCACTTACGGCTGACCCTAGATTTATTCGTAACCATGCTGAACCATTGTCCAATGCCAGGCAGGGACTGCCACCATCTCCATTTGTACAATACACTACTTTGCCCGCAGTTCCAGCAGAAGGTAGATCCGCAACTGCAAAACTCTTTAGCACTACTGTTGTATCGGTTACGCTTGGTACTGTGACTGTTGGCTCGCCTAGTTGATTTAAATTTGAAGCCGAAATATCCACCCCGGTCGCGTATGTAAAGCCACGAGTTACTGTACAGGTAATTGCCATTATGCCACCTCACGTCTTGCATTTGCTCCTACGCCTATAGCTTCCAAGCTAACATGTCTAAAGCTCGGTCTGCCTGCTGTGACATTGATTTCAATTTCCGCCCCATACCCACGGGTACGCCCCGTACCAAAGCGGAAGAGTGCTTCTTCTGTGCCATCTGCGGTGTGGCTTAATACTGTGGTGCTTGCATCTGGATCGAGTGTGTTGACCTTAATGTTAAATGCATCCTGGTTGACTGTGTTTGCACCCAACTGTCCACGCTTCCAACTCTTTACATTGATGTCTCCAAAGGTGTATGAGCGTGTGACAAGTTTACCTGCAATTGCAGTTGTACCGGACTCGGATGTACTTCCTATCTTGCGTCCACTATCATCAATGGAGTTTTCTTCCATGAGATACCAACCTGTTTTGTTACCTGCAAATAGTCTGCGTCTTGTTGGGTTGCTTCCATGCGAGCAGATTACCCAATCATCCACATGAAATGCCACACTTCCTGCTAGGGCAGGGTAGGAGTCAACACTAGTCCATGTGCTTGTAAGTAGGTTAAATACGAAAATCTTGTTTGCCACTGTTGAACTACCTGTGGGTACTGCAAGGTAGTATTTATTGTCATACACGATACCACACGCTTTGTCTGCTGCTGCGTAATTAACCTCATCAAATTGATCTTGTATAGGTCTAGTCATGGGTATGGTTTCACCACTTACTTTACTTATAGCTACTCCAAGTCCCTTGGCAGGGTCTGTACCTGGTGACAAGACGATGACCCCATTATCTGATAGGAAGAATGTTTGTGGGCCAGACTGTGCGATTGATTTGCGTGCCACACAACCATGCTGACGGGTAATCTCGTAAGTATTAGCTGCGGAGGTAGTCGCAATGTTGTTTATCATGTGAATGCTATTACGCATAAACACGATTAACTGATCTTCTTGGTAAGGATAAAAGCCTACAAGAAAATCTGCACTTCCTTTATTGATTCTGAATTGTGATTCAGCAGCGTAGTAATTATCTGTGTCTAACAAGTCAGACATAATAATAGAATAGTTACTATCTGTGGGTTGTGGGATGATTAAACGATTACGAAAGAATACACCATAATCTGTGTTCGGACATTGTATGCGTCCAGCACCTGGGCTTCCATTTGCTTTTACTACAAAGTCATTGCTTACATCTCCATCCCATTCAAGTGGTGTTTTATTCTTACCACGAAACAAGATGAGTTTTTCCAATGCCTGCACGAAGCTCGCGCCATCTGCCGTGGCCACAACTTCACTGCCTGGATAATCAATATCGATGCCTGAGTTGTTTGCATCATTCCAAAGGATTACTTTATCCTTGGTTGCAACTACCACATATTCATTTCCTGTTGCAGGATCGGAGTAAAGTGTGGATGCAAATACCATCTCATTCGTGCCATTATAGCTAAGTGTAACTGCGCCTGCCAAGAAATCTATACCCTTGCGTACCTCTGCAAGATCACCAATCAAACGCATATTCTCGCTTGTCTGTACAAAGCCCGGTTCTAAACTTGTTGCTTCTTTATAGGAATCAATGCCACGAAATCCACGATCTCCTTCTGTAAGAACTTGGTCATCGAGTCTGCCTGTTGTACGATACCTTGCCATTACTTCTTCTTAATTTCTTGGTATAGTTTTATGCACATGTAGACTAAGGTTACCGCACCAACTGCAATGCCAAGGAATGTATCAATTGTTGACAATCCAAAGGTTGCTGCTGTGCCTGACATTCCTAAAACTGATGCTCGATCAACCATCATCTACGGCCTCCTGGTGTAAAGTAAAATCCAATTATAAGAGGTAAAACTACGGTCGCCTCGAAAAGCGCAATGTGTCCTGTTGTAACAACCAAAGGGGCTTGCTCAGCTGGAAAACTGAGGAGTCCGAATAGAAATTCTTTCCTCCCCTCTCCTGTAATGTTTGTTGTACTGACGAGCGGAACTGAGGGGTAGATGGTGGTGATACAGGTAATGAACGAGAGGGTGAACATCCCAATAAGAGCAAGCATCCTACGAGTAGCACGAGTGAAAGCTCCACTAGCACCATTATTGAGTGATGCCTGGAACTGAATGGCAGCTTCGTTGTTTCTGCACTCTCGTGCCATTTCCATTTCATGCTTCTGTGAACGAGCATCCGTGACTGCACCAAACACGCCTTTAAGAATAGACCCCATTGCCGCAGAACCACCTCCCGTAAGAAATAATGTAAGGAGTTCAAACATTTCATTTAGCCTCCATTTTCTCGAAGATTTTTTTAATATCTTCCCTTCGATCCTCGCAGACTTTGGTCAGATGATTAATATCCTTAATCTGCCCGGCATGGGATATTTCTAATTGACGAACTCGATCTTTCATATCGTCAATCTCCCACTTGTTACGCTTAATGAAAAATGCGAGGATGGAAAGTGCGACTCCAAGACCAGCAAACATATAGTGTGTAACTTCCATTTCACTTTACCTGTCCGTACCTTAAATCCTCAAGTAGTTCGTCTTGTTTCGATGCTTGTTTTTCTAGGAATAAAAGCCTCATGTTCTGCTCGGCATCATCTGGTAATGCACCTAACTCTCCCCTTGGCCATTTAACACGAAACTCACTGTTCATATCGACCTCATGGTGCAACCTTACATTCTCGTTACGAAGGTCATCTATGTCTGATTTAATCGTAACAAAACTATATGTGGCAACGGCCACGGCAGAAATTGTTTTCAACATGAAAGCAACATTCGCCTTCACGACTGAGTTCTCGCCTATCGCATCTTTTTCGTCAGTTGCCATTACTCGCCAGGAGGATTAGGGTCTGTCCACTCGTCCGTTGCTAAAATGGTTAGTATTTCGGAATGCGAGTATTGCGTTTTACCTTCCAAGAATGATGGTATTATGTCCGAATCAAACTTAACAAAAGTCTTACTACCATCGACTGAGTAACGGATTGTATCTGCACTCGTCTCATCGACTTGACTAAAATCAACGGAGTCTACTTCGTCCGCATTTATTATTACATATTTTCTGCTCATAATTTATTAAGAGGGTACTGAAGTTGAGAAGGTTGGGCCGTTTGTTAGTGTGCCGTCATTACCCCCACTGCCCTGGTCTGTTATAGTAGTTCCTGTGCCTGAGTCGTTATCACCCATTCTCCACCAACCTACGGGACTTAGTGCAGATATATCGTTTGGTACTCCACTGTTGTAGATTGCTGTTATGTCAGAAGCCGAAAGTTCGGTACTAAAAGTGGCTACTTCATCGATTAATCCATAAAAGCCAAAAGCATCCCCAATTGCCGATCCCGAACCGCACCCTAATGAATTAACATTTAGTAAATTAGCGTAGTTGTCCGTAGTAGTTAAGCTTACTGCACTGCCATTAATATATACTTTATAATTTGAAGTAGTATTAGCACCACTGCCATTGTATGTCATGGCAACATGAGTCCAATTTAAAAAGGTACTACTTATATCGCCCGAAGTTCTTGCCTTCATTATACTGGTACTCGTATTTGACCCTATATTAAGTCCAGCGTAGGCTGAGTTATCCGATGCGAGTAATTGAAAACCTTTTGAATCGTCTGTTTTGAACTGTGCTATTGTTTGGTACTCGTTACCACTAAAATTAGTTATTTTAACCCACCCAGAGAAAGAAAATGCAGAACTAGTGTTGAAAAAAGTATTGCTCCCGAAACTCATATAGTCATCCGTACCATCAAAGCTTACGCTGTATTGGTTTGCGAGTCCACCTCCACTAGCTGGTGCAGTAGTCCCGGCAAAACTTGGTAAACAAATTGGCATCTTAGGAAGCTGTGTCTCCAGCTAATACAAATACATCAGAGGCAGTGGATATTAATGT